GCTGAGCTTGCACTTGAACTAGCTGAACTTGCTGAACTAGCACTAGCTGTAGCACTATTAGCTGAATTAGTAGCACTTGTAGCTGATGCACTTGCTGAGCTNGCNGAGTTAGTNGCTGATGTAGCACTTGCACTAGCTGAGCTTGCTGAGTTAGTAGCAGATGTCTGACTAGCTGTTGCTGAACTAGCACTAGCTGTAGCACTGTTAGCTGAATTAGTAGCCTGTGTAGTTGCAATACCTGCTTGGGTAGTAGCTGTTGTAGCTTGAGTTGTTGCGATCCCTGCTTGAGTAGTTGCTGTGTCTGCTGATGCTTGAGCATCTGAGCTTGCTGTGCTTGCATCGTTTCTATAGTTTAATGCATCTGTTGCATATCCTTGTGCCGCTACCTCGTGACCAGATGCCGCTAATTCTGCCGTTTCTGCTGCAACCCTTTCACTCGTTGCTGTCGAGGCTTCTGATGCTGCCGTACTTGCTGAATTTGCCGCTTGTGTTGCCGATGATGCACTTGCACTTGCACTGTTTGCAGATGCAGTAGCACTTGATGCCGCGTTGCTTTCTGAAGTAGCCGCATCTGATGCTGAGCTGGCTGATGCCGCTGCTGAGCTGGCTGATGCTGTTGCTGAATCTGCTGACTGTGTAGCTGAGTTGGCAGATGCTGTGGCGCTGGCAGCTGATTGACTTGCACTTAATGCCGAGTTATTAGCTGAAGTTGCTGCGTTTGCTGCTGACTCACTTGCTGATGTAGCACTTGATGCTGATTGGCTTGCAGATGTTGCACTATTAGCTGCGCTCGTAGATGATTGGCTTGCACTTGCAGATGATGATTCTGCGCTTGCTGCTGATGCTACTGCTGATGCTTCTGATTCTGCTGCGCTAACTGCTGATGCATCTGCATTCTCTTCTGCTATCTCGGAAAACTCACGGACGTTATCAACCGATACGCCCCCAGTCATTCCAGCTTCTTGATTCCATTCTGTTGACATTATACATTCCTCATTACTAAGCTTGATCCACCGAACTGTACATTCTCACTCTGAGCATTAGCATTAGCAATAGCTGCTGAGTATAACTGCGCCCATACTTGCAATCTTGCATCTTCTTGTAGATATGGTGCTGATTGTAACAAAGTTCCGTATAAATAAATATCAGGATAATCAAGCAATAACCAGTTATCTTCTACTGAATCAGATAGCGAAGTAATACGTGCTGAATAAAGCAGTGTTAGCTCGTAATCCTGGTCAGGCGCTGGGATAAATTCTATCTGGCCTGAGTTTAATGTGTAATAGACTGGCTGAGCTGCAACGTTCTCAGAGTTAGCTTTATAACGCCCAATCTCTGAATCACTTGCTGGTTTAACCTGGTCTTGATCATCTAGCACCACGTTATGAATCTTGATCATGTCATTAGGTAAGTTTTCATAGCGCTCGTTTAATGTTGTTACGACTCGCTTCTGTTGCTTCCAATGCAGTAAGTCACGTGAGATTTGTGACTCAGCAAGCTTAATAAACGTTGGAATGGTATTAGTTAAATCATCCCTGTTTAAAAAGTCAGCGACTGCTGCTTGTAGTTCTGTGTATGTTGTTAATGCCATTATTTAGCTTCCTTTAGTATTTAAGCATATCTTCAGTCCAAAGATACTTTGGATCTACTCGTTCTTTTCCGCCAAAAGGCTTGTCTACTGTAAGTGTAGAATCTGGATATGACTTCATGCGATCCTCTTTTGACATACTAGACCTGTTTTCTGTATTCCTGGCCTCTGCTTCTCCAAATTTATACTCATAAACCTTCTGATCTGTTTTGCCGCGCAAATTATCATTTACTTCTTCAAGTTGATCAACATAAGATTTTTGCTTGTAATAAGGATCTAGCTCTTTCCTTTTTCTATCTAAATCTCTTTCGTTTTTCTTGATGATAGAATCTATTTTACGCTTATCACCTTTTAGGGCTTTAAATGAATCATCATCAATAGTTTTTTTAACAAGCTGCGACATATCAAACGCATAATCTCTTAACCACGCTGCTCTTTCCTGCTTTGGCCTGCTTGATTTTGGCATATCATATCTTCTTCTTGCAAGTTCTTTAGCTTCTGGCATATCTCTTATGCCGTCTGCGTGTAGATAATAATCCATCCCCATAATGTGTCGCTTAATTGCTGTAGGGTTATCGCTGTTAGCATAGTCTACAAGCTTTTGATAATCTTTATACTTGCTTGCATCAACCCATTGCTTTCTAGTCTGATCCATGGCTTCAAAATCATTAGTCAAAGCATTTCTAAAGTCATATAGTGAATCATTTTGCTGTTTCAGTGCATACTCTAAATCTTCTCTCTGTGCTGCTGCTTTTACTGAGTTAGTACCTCTATCAAACCCTTCTGTCTTTTGCACTAAATGCTGAAGCTCATGCAGTATAGTATTGCGGCCTTCTGATGATTTTGAATTCACCCCTATCAAACTGACATCAGGAGTAAAATATCCATCGTAAGGAGTTTTCGATAAGTCCTGTATTTTGACTGGGTTTGACTGTATCTCTGGATATGCCTTGTAAAGCTCAGGATGTAACAATACTTTGGACGCTGTTGTGTCTGCACCATTTCTGTCCATATAGCGTTGTGCTTTATCTGAATCCCAATTAGTAGCCGCCATAACCTCATTTTTTAAATCTTCAGTTACAGCATCTGGAATGTAGTCTGCTTTTGAATCATCAATCTCAAAACGCATCTGACCGTCTTTTCCTTTAAAAAAGCCAGTTTCTCTATATACTCTTTCATTGCTTGCTCCAGTATCAAGAAGCTTCTCAGCTTTACGCATATCATCAAGCTTACCAAGCCTAGCAGCAGCTTTAGCTCCTGCAAATATCTGTTTAGCAGCCATGTTAGCGCCCTTACCAATACCAGGAATAAAGTCTAATAGACTTAAAGCGGCATCAACACCACTTGCTCTTCCTTGCGCAGCATCTGCCAAAGTCATAGCACTATCTATTCCAGTAACAGATAATGCAGTACCAGCATCTTCAGATAGTTTTCTTGCCCATTTATCACTAACTCCTGACTCTTCCAGACCAAGATAAATAGCGTTATTAACTTTATCGCTCCAGGTGATTTGATCTTCAGGAATAGCTCGCATCTCTGGCTGCAATACTGCTTGCGGATTAATATAGTCTAGTGGATTGGTAGATATTTTGTTCTTACCGTTAAGCGCCATCAAGTCTGAGCTATCTGCTTTCTTTGGATCAAAAGCTGCGTTTACTGATCGTATTTGATTAGGCTGAAATGCTACAGCAATTGGCTTGTTACCAAACTTTGATTCTACAATCAACCCGTCATAACCTGTGGCGTCTGAGTAAGCCTTGCGAAAAGCACCACTATCGTTTCCAGTACCAAATAAATCATATTCAATATTATCTAGTGGCACGCCCTCATACTTACTGGCCAACTCATCAATCATCCAGTCCTGCTTTCCTTCTTCCCAATACTCAGGAAACCAATCCCCAAGCGGTGAATTATCAGGATCATCGATGTATGGGCTTTTATTAATAATTTCTTTGATCTGGCTTTTGTTTGGTCGATATTGTTCAGGCAAATCTCTTAAACCAAAATGCTCCTGGTTATCTAGCTTGATAGGGTTTTTTAAATTTAAGTAAACTGGAATGACTCCAGCTTTTGGATCACCGTATTTTGATATGTCACTAGGTGTTGGTAGATCTGAAGCGTAACCACTAGCCATGTTAGGAACATCTGAAAAATAAAACCCACTTCCCCATTGATCATTGCCCTTGCCAGTGAACTCGTTTTTAAACTCGTTTATATTTCCAGCGTATGGCGACCCGTGATAGAAAGTCGTATCGGTATTAAAACCCATCTCTTTAGCGCGTTGGATTTTTGCCTCTTTTGACATACTTAACGCATCATCTACGTTATCACCTAATACTCTATTAACCCAGCTCATAATAATACCCGTTCACTTAATTACGCACATTGTAACCTAAAATTATGTTATGCAATACCTTTAACGCCTCTTTTCAAAGCACCACTTCCCCAGGTGTCTGATACTGGCGAATAACCTACTGCAAAATATCTAAATCCATCTGATGCGTGTGATGCCCAGTCATGTGACGGTCTGCCTTGCCAGGTCTTCATCGACTCATTCCATTCTCTGTGATACTGCCTTAAACAGTCAACACCCTTCTCTGTACGCTCTGCATCGAACCAACATCTAGGTAGGATTGATCGCACTGCTTGAATACCGTCATCTATGCCGAGCTGCGGTGCAATGGTAATATTATTTAATCCCATCTTCTGCAGCACTTCATAACGGCTCTTACCCGATCCAAGCTCTCTGACTCTTACATCATGTGGCAAGATATGCTCCGAGTAAGTATAGCCTTTGTTCTGCAGCTCTCTAGTGTAATGATCTAAACCATGACCTGAGTTCTCATAAAAGTCTATAACTCGTATCTCCGCACCTATGACCTGAAAAAACCAAATAGATGTTTGGTCTGACATACCCAAATCCCATGACGTGATAACACCAACACTAGGCTCATAAGGTACATATGTAATTCTATTTGATGCTTTGATGTCTCTAAACTCAATAGCGTAGTAAGCACCAGCGTTATGCGTTAGAAAGTCACCTTCCCAAATATGGTCGTAAGCTTCAGGTCTTTTTACAAGATCGTCCTGGCGCTCTGCTTCCAATACTTCAGGAAACCACGGATTATCCGAGTAGTTACACTTAACAATGATTGAATCATCTGGTGGATCTAATCGAAAACGCTTGTGTGTTGCTGACTCTTTGCTCTCGGGGTTCCATGTCACCCATATCTCAGAATTATGCTCACGTACTGTTGGAATTAGCTTCTCATAAGCCATGTCAGATAAGTTCTCAGCTTCATCTATCCAGCATAAGTGAATACGAGCCTGACCTTTAACGCTGTCTAGGTTTCGTCTTAGTCCTATGAACGTATAGTAGATGCGACCACAT